GACCACCTCGAGCGCTTCGGCTCATCTGCTCGAGTGGGTGTCGGTGCGCCGACCGCAGCGGACGTACGCGACGTCTGCGCCGAGGGTGTCTCTGGGTTGATCACAATCGCCCGAGACCACTTCGCGAGCTATAACCGCTCGCTGGGCGAGGCGCACCATCGCCGCGGCGGCTATGTCAAATTCCTGGGCGCCGAGGAGCCGGCACGCTGGAATGGTCCGCAATGGTCGCTCCTGTGGGCCGACGAGCTGGCACTCTGGAATCAGGACAGCTGGGAGCAAGCTCAATTCGGACTCCGCCTGGGCGACCATCCGCGCGCGATCGCCACCACCACTCCGAAAGCGCGCGTCTTTGTGCAAGAGCTCGCCCAGCAGCCCAGCACGCACGTCACTCGCGCCAAGACCTCCGAAAACCCTTACCTGTCAGAACTGGTCCGCAATCGGCTGTACGACCGTTACGCCGGCACCCGTCTCGGCCGTCAGGAACTGGAAGCGGAATGGCTCGACGACGTACCCGGTGCGTTGTGGCAGCACGCGCAGATCGACAAGCTCCGCATCAAAGTTACTCCAGAATTACAACGTGTGGTCGTCGCCATCGATCCGGCCGTCACCAGCGGGGAGGACTCCGATGAGACAGGCATTGTGGTTTGTGGCCGGGGCGTTGATGGCCGCGGCTACGTACTCGCTGATCGAACGTGTCGGCTGTCGCCTGATGGATGGGTTCGACGAGCTGTCACCGCGTACGAGCAGTTCTTCGCGGACCGCGTCATCGCCGAGGTGAACAACGGCGGCGACCTGGTCGAGCGCGTCCTGCGCACCCTGAGTCGCGGTATCCCCTACCGCGCCGTGCGCGCCTCCCGCGGCAAGATCACTCGAGCCGAGCCTGTTGCAGCGCTCTACGAACAAGGCAAAATCAGCCACATCGGATCCTTCCCCGAGCTCGAGGACCAGATGTGCCAGTACACGCCCGATGGCTACGATGGCTCGCCCGATCGCGTCGATGCGTTGGTCTGGGCATTCTCAGAGCTCTTCCTCGGCAGTCCGGAAGTGAGGTTCATCTAGATGCCCAACCCGATCCTGGCCGCACTCCGCGGCGACCACCTCGCGCGCCGGCGTCAGCCCGAGCCCGAGCAGCCGAAACCCGAGCAGCGGGTCCTCGAGAAGAAGCTCTACCTCTACCCCGACTACCTGAACCCGGTCGTCGCCAGCGACCCCGACATCTACGCCGCCATTCGCATGGGCACGCTCGTCCACGGCCCAGGCGCCACCGACATGATGTACGAGGCCTGGCACCACTCGGACCTCAACTCCGAGGTCTACGCGTGTGTCACGGCTATCTGCACGGCGTACCCCGAGGCGCCGGCCAAGGTCTACCAGCACATCGACGTCGGACAGCGCGACGAGCTGCCCGAGCATCCGCTCAAACTGCTGCTCGACCGGCCGAACCAGTTCCTGAGCCGCGAGGATGTGTGGCACTACACGCAGTGGTGCAAGCACATCGCCGGCAATGCCTACTGGCGCAAGATCCGCTCGGGCCGCGGCGGCAACGTCGTCCAGCTGTGGCCGATCTCGCCCACGCGCATCCAGCCCGTTACTACTCGCGCGGACGCCGAGCAGGGCATCTTCATCTCGTACTACGCCTACACGTACGACCCGTCCAAGGACCCCGAGCAGATTCCGCCGGAGGACATCATCCACTTTCGGCTGGGTGTCGACGACAAGGACCACCGCGTCGGCTGCTCGCCGCTCGCGCGCCTGGTACGGGAAGTGGCCGGCGACGACGCGGCGCACGTCTGGCAGTCGAGCATGCTCGAGAACGGCGGCACGGTGGGCATGCTCATCCAGGTGCCGATCGACGCCAACATCACCATGGAGCAGGCCGAGGAGATGAAGGCGCGCTTCGAGGATCGCTTCGGCGGCAATAATCGCGGCCGCACGGGTGTGCTCATGGGCGGTGCAAAGGCGGAGCCGTACGGCTTCAGCCCCGAGCAAATGGACATGAAGGCGCTGCACCGCATCCCTGAGGAACGCATCGCCGCTGCGCTCCGCGTGCCGGCCATCATCGCCGGGCTGGGCGCAGGCCTCGACCGCTCGACGTACGCCAACTTCCGCGAGGCGCGCGAGATGTTCGCCGAGATGACGCTCATGCCGCTCTACGGGTTCGACGCGGCCACGCTGAACATGCAGCTCACGCCCGAGTTCACGAGCGACCGGAACATCAGCATCGCGTTCGACGTGACCGACCTGCGCGCCTTCCAGGAGGACGAGGACGCGAAGTGGACCAGATTGGACATGGGTGTGCGCGGCGGCTGGGTGCGCAAGAATGAGGCGCGCACGGACGTCGGCTTGCCGCCCGACATGGACGAGACGCCGGTCCTGCCGCCGCAGTTCGGCATGCCGCAGCCACCGGGCACGCAGCAGCAGGCCAACGAGTCGGGGAATGCACCGGGCACCAAGGCGTTCGCGCCGAACCTGCCCAGGTCACTGCAAGCGCTCGTCGACGCTGGGATCCCAGGGTTACAGACCGATCTCGAGGAGTACTTCGATCAGCAGCGCGTGCGGGTCAAGTCCGCGCTCGTGAGCAATGGGTAGTGTCTTACCGAAGCCAGGTACGAAGTATGGCCCTTGTAAGTATCCATGCGATGACTGGGACTGTGTCGCAACAAAATATCTGGCCGATCAGCCTTGTAAGGCATGCGCTGAGAACATCGGCTATGAACAGCGCTTCTACCGTTATGCAGATCGCTCATTGCTTCATTGGAAGTGTTGGGATTTGTGGGAGTCACAACGTAAGGAACGCTCGATGGTGAGCAATGGCTGACGTCGGCGACATCTACGACTCCGACGCCGAGATGCGCCGGCTCTACGACATCCTGGCGCCGCGCTACGTGGCCATGCTCATGGCGGTCCACAACACCCTGCAATCGCATCTTCCGAATCAGAACATCCTGCAGTTCCGCGTCACCAACCCCGACGTGGTGCAACTGCTCACCGAGGCCGCGCAGCAGGTCGTCGGCATCAACGAGACCACGCGCGAAGCCATCCGCGAGCAGCTCGTCATCGGTGAGGCGAATGGGCTCAGCACCTGGGAGATCGCCAACGGGCGCGCCGACCTGGACTACCCCGGTATCCAGGGCGTCTTCGGCCAGACGTGGGCTAACCGGCCGGAGATGATCGCCAGGACCGAGCTGCAGCACGCCCAGAACGAGGCCACGCTCAATCGCTACCAGGCGGCCAACGTCGAGTACGTCCGCATCGTCGACGGCGACGAGTGGGACCGCCCGTGCGCCGACCGCAACGGCACCATCGTCCCCGTCACCACCCGACCCCAACTGAATCACCCGAATTGCACGCTGATGCTCGAGCCAGTTTTGCCGGAGGAGGTCATCTGATGGATCACTGCATGACCTGCGGGCGGTTTCTGCCAGCCGATGCAGAGACGTGGCGCTGCAAGCGGTGTTGGTCCGAATGGTGTCCTGGATTTCCCCTAAAGGCGACGGAACTGGATCGTTGGATCGGCAAGCCGTGTCCGCTTTGTGGGCACAAGATCGTTGGCGGCGCTTGTATGGACGGCGAATACATCAGCTGGGTAACCCACGCCGACAGGACTGAGGTGACGAGAAACTCAAAGGGAGAGATCGTCAAGGTTCTGGGCTATATCGACGACACGCGTGTGCTGAAGATGGAGGTCGGCTAAATGCCAGGGAAAAAGTACGCCAGCATAAAACGGCCGAAGATGTACGAAGGCTTGCGTCGCCACGGCTTCAGCAAGGAACGCGCGGCCAAGATCAGCAACGCCGCCGCTCGTGGTGGTGGACGCAGGCGTCGTCGCTGAGATGTGCGAGCAGCCGGGCTGCACGGCCGCGGTCGAGACGTGGTGCCCGCTCTGCGAACGATTTCTCTGCGCACGCCATGACGAGCTCGTCCCCGCTCGCTGCCACGACTGTCTGGGTGGCCCAGCCGAGTGAACGGGCCGCGCGTCCTGGCACTCACCGGCGACGAGTCCGGCCCGACCCTCTGGCGCGTGTGGCAACCCTACTCCGAGCTCCAGCGGCGCGGCTATGGTGCCTGGTTCCGCGACAAGGACGATCCCGAGATGGATGCACCCGAGTGGCCGTTCCTTGCCGCCACTCGGCTGGAGGCTATCGTCATCCCGCGGTTCTACTGGCGCGATCACCCCACTTCGCGTCAGTGGATCCGCACCCTGCACAAGGCCGGCCTCGCCGTCATCTACGACCTGGACGACGACGTGCTCACGCCGCAGATCGGAGCCCGCCAGCATGACACGACCGAAAAGGACAAGTCCCTATCTGATCTCGAACAGGACCGCCGA